TATGAGCAGCAGTTGGCCCAAAAAGAACAAAAACTTATGTTTCTGGAAACCGCCCAAAGTTTAGAAGACTTCAACAAGGTCGTCACAGCTGAAAATATTGAAAAATATATCAAAAGTGACGAAGACAACCGAGAGGCTGTCGAGAAGGCATCGAATCCTTTGAGAAAGGCGTATAATCTAATAAAAAAGAGTGCCGCATATCAAGCCGATATTGCCGCGAAAGCTCCTATCTCACAGGAACAGAAGAGAGTTAATGACAAAGAAGCTGCACCGCGCCATACAAGCATTGGAGTGCGCTCCGAGGCCGTAGGTGCTGCCGCTCGTATGTCTAACTCTACGATGACCAGAGACCAGCGAAATGCCCTCTGGAAAGAAACCCTCGCAGCAGCTCGTAAATAGTCTTCGTCTTAACTTAGAGGTTAAGACATGGGACCTACAACAACAAGCGTTTTGCCACCTGCTGTCCAACAGCAGTTGAGCATGAAGCTTCTTGCTCGTCCGATGCCTGATTTGATTCATACTACAATGGGTTAAGTGATAGCCCATTTAAAACCTTTGGTAATTGACTTGGAATCCCGACAGGGTAACAAGGGGCAAGATGAAAGAAACTATTCAGATAGATAAAGAAGATTTAAGGCTAATTCTTAAAGATTTTGAATTAGGACCATGCTCAATTGAAGAATATTGTAATATAGTTTTCCCTAATCAGCCTGAGAGACTAAACCCAGAGGGTATTTTAAAAGCTGAATTTGGCAATAGCTTTCAAAAATACATGTGATAGTCCGACCACGGAAAATAAATAAAATCCGTGAGGCATACAGAAATGATATGCCCCCCGAAAGGGAGTAACAAAGACGTATCCTATTACGATGGATCAACAGGCAGGCGACATTCTACGTAGACGTAGATACAAAAACTTGTTAACTGCGCCAGTACCACTTGGTAATGGTATAGTTAATCCGGCAGCGCAGCAATTAACTGCGCTTGATATTGATGCAAGGATAGATTGGTGCTTAGCGGCCTAAACCGTGCCAATCTTCTTGAAGATGTATGTTACTGACGGAACGTACTTAATACTTCAAGAGCAGGTTTTTGTGAGATAGCCTGCTATAAATCTTTGGTGATTACTTGGAAAACCTAAACATAAATCCTAGATTATGTTAGGCTGAATGCAGCCATATATAAAAGGAGGATTTATGCAAGGCAACCAGAGGCAAGCGCTTCGTATAGCATATTGTGCAGGTATCATAGATGGAGAAGGTTCAATTTGTGTAACCAAAACGAAACCACAGCAAGCAAGAACAAATGTTCTTCATGCGCCAATGATAAGGGTTGGAATGGTGGAAAGAGAAGTTTTGGAGTTTATGCAAGAAACCTTCAACAGTGGATATCTTTATGACGAAGGCGTTCGAAAGGATAGACCAACAAACCAGTTTATTTATCGCTGGAGGATCACAAATAGAGAGGAAGTAGTAAGAATTATCGATATGATTCTTCCTTACCTTATTGTGAAAAAACCTCAAGCTTTGTTGGTCAAAGAGATGTGTTTAGGGTGGGTTTTATCCCCATCTAAAAAAAGAGGCACACCACCTGAAGAACTACAACGCAGAGAACTCTATTATTTGAAATGTAAAGAGTTAAATGCAGTTGGAGCAGCCGCAACGACTAAGCCCAAAGACACTCGTGAGGGTGAAGCGATAGTCTGATCTCATATGAAAGTACGAGAGGCATGCAGAAATGACATGCCCCCACAATATAATGTGGAGTAACAAATTGGATGCTCATAAACGAAGATCCGGTGCTCAATTCGGCCGTATCTGTCCTCGGCCAGAGCTTAAGAGAAACCGAGGATCAACTCGCTCGTTCAATGATGGAATCCGGAGCCCCCCCGATCAATTGTACTTCGGGGACCAATGGCGATAATCCGACGAACATAACTCCATTAGATTGCTCTAAAGCAGTGCGTTTATTACGTACCGCTAACGCGCAATTCATTATGGACATGATCGAAGGAGAGCTTAAGTTCGGTACAGCTCCAGTCCGTACAGCGTTTTTCGGCCTTGGCCATACGAACCTGTCGGCTGACCTTGACCAGATGATTGGCTTTATCAACGTTGCGAACTATTCGAACACCTCGAATCTTTTGCAATCTGAATGGGGTTCTATTAGGAATATTCGTTTCCTACTATCTTCAGTGGGTTCGATCACACCTAATGCTTCGGCTAATCTTGAAGACGTTTATAACATCTTCTTGCCAGGCCAAGAATCTTATGACATGGTTGATCTAGACGGTTATTCCGCCCAGTTCATCTATGCACCACCAGAAATTGCATCGCCACAATTGCGTTTGTATCAAACAGCAGGTTGGAAAATGGCTCAAGTGTTCAACATTACAAATACAAGCTGGATCGTCAACCTACGTTGCACTCTAGCTGTAGCACTATAAGGAGGCAATTATGGAAACTCAAATTGTCACTGGTGGATTTGTAAACGTTGCATCTACACCATTTTTTATTCCTATTCGCTGCCAAATTGATGAGTTTAGACTTGTCAACTTGACTAGGTCAGGCGTCGACGCCTTTGGTATTGCAGGTAACTTGACTTCAGATGTAATTTCTGAAGCAGAGTTTTTCCCACGTTATATGACACGTGGAACAGCTCGCGTTTATCAAAATGGCACAGTTGGTGGCGATCTTGCACCTATTCAAGTAGGAAACCTTCCTCAAAATGGTTTTTATTTATTTGATGCAGCCAATCAAGTTAAAGGGCCAAATATTGCGATTGCAAGCTTTGTTCCTGGTACTACTACTGTTTGGACAACATCGACATCGCACGGTTTCGTTGTTGGTGATAATGTTCGTGTAGGCGATTTAACTACTGCTCCAGAGCTTGGCGGTCTCGTCATGACTGTAACGGCTGTAGGATCAACCACACAATTCACAACATTGCTAAACAGTTCAAACTCTTTAACAAGCGTGGGTACTGTTTATCGTGTAGGTAATGCATTCTTGCCACAACCATCATTGTATTATCCTGAGTGGAGGGCTATTGCCTCTATCACCTTGGCTAATCCAATGGTTGTCACACTTCTTGTTAGACAAGTCTATCAAGTGGGTGATGTGGTTAGATTCCAAATTCCAACGGTTTTTGGAGCTGAACAGCTAAATACAACCAATAATGGTCTACCTGTAGAGTTTACGGTTATTGCTGTAAACAATGCTGTAGGTACTCAGACCGTTACGTTGGCATATGATGCGACAGCACTAACCGCATTTGCATGGCCTGCGGCTGCAAGTTATCCTTTCAGTTTGCCGATCATGGAACCTCAAGGCGAAGGGAATATTAATAATTTCCCTGCATATATTGCTCCAGCTCCTCTACCTTATGGAAACCAAAATATCCTCGGTTTTGCTACGCAGAATCAAGGCCAAAATGGTATCCTTGTAGGTGCAGGGGATGGAACCAATGCCGATGATACGGGAGGCCTAATAACTTCAGACGTTGAAGCATGGTGCTGGCGTGCCGTCTGTTCGCAACAGACGTTCCCGTAGCCTAGCGTAAAAATAGGGTAGGGATTATTCCCTACCCTTTAATTTGAGGTAGATATGGGTAGACCTAAAAAAAATAAACCTTTACAAATAAAAGAAAATATTGAGGTTAACATGTCACAAAAATCAGATGAAACGTTGGAAAAGATTAAATCTCATAAAGAAGCGGAGCCTAGTCGGAACGAAGAAGTTATTCTTGAGGACGTTAATACAGAAATTGACGTATCGCGTGTTGAACTTGAGAAGATCAAACAAGAGATCGCCGATCACCGCGAATCGCTTAAGAAGCTCAGTTCTCGTGAGCATGATGCTAAAGAAATGGCCATTAGTGAAAAAATGGTTACGCAAAGTAGCAAATCGTCGGCTCTTAAAGACAAAATAGCGCGTCAGAAAGCGATTGATGATCAGATGGTGACAGGTCGCTTCATGAACAGAAGGGCGCCAGGGCAACCCGCAAAGCTTGCTTATATCAAATATGACACTGATCCTGTCAAGTGGTATGATTTTATTGATGGTGGAACCTATACGATTAAACGCGGTTTTGCAGATCAGATAAACGAATATTACTATTCTCCTAAGTTTATCCAGAGATCGGAGCCAATGGACCCAGATAATCCTCAAAGTCAGATTGCGGATGTAGATACCTCGAATAAAAAATATGCGTTTGTAAGCGTAGGATACTGATGACCACTGTAGTTCAATATTATCCAGGTTATGCGCAGCTTCAAGTTCATGAGAACCTTATTAACAGGACAATATTGACTATCACTAACGCTTTTCCGATGGTCGTTACTACTACCGAAGACCATGATTATGTCGTCGGCATGATGGTAACTTTCATGATTCCCATTGCTTTTGGAATGACTGAATTGAATGGCTTAAATGTGCAGGTAATAGCTATTCCCACTTCAGACAGCTTAACGATCAATCTAGACAGTCGGAGTTTTACGCCT